GGCGATATCCCGTATACCCTTTATCGTTGGGATACGATATCGTTAGTTTAACGAGCACGACCTCGAGCAGTTAACGTCGTTGCAGACGAATTATACGATGATTATACTGAACGATCAGTTGTTAGATATCGTTCTAACGGACGAATTCTTAAATAGTATACTACTCTTTAATCAAAGTCACCACGTAATCTTCGTAAAGTATCTTCGGGTAATGCACGAAATTCATCATCAGACATTACGTTTATATCTACTACTTTTTTATTCTTAGCGGACTCACCTTTCATTTCAGGTGGTTGCGCTTGAGATGCTTCTACTTTTTTCTTAACAGTAGCTTTTTGTTTCTTTTCTTGTACTGCTTTAGTTAAAGTAGGTGCAGGATCAACTGCTGGAGCTGTTTCACCTTGTAATAACTCTGGTTTTTTACTTAACAAAGTAACTTCAGTAGCTTTTGCTAAAGAATCAGCAGCACCATAGCCTTGATAAATAAAAGCATCACGTAACTCCATAACTTCATTAGTTAGACCTTCGTCATAAGCTTTACTTTTTTCATCAAAAATAGGAAAGACTTCCATAATCTCAGAAGCTTTTTGAGTTAATTCATGCAATTCACGATCTTGTTGTACGGTTTGACCCATTTTACTTTGCATTTCAGACATTAACTGTTCTCTTTCTGCTGATCTAATTTCTTGTCTAACCAAAGCAGCTTTTTCGGTTTCACCTTCTAATACTAAATCTTGATAAGCTTTTTCTTGAGCAACAAAATCATATTCAGGTGTTTTTGTTTCTTCAGCTTCTTTGCCCTCTATGTCTTGTAAACGTTTTTGCATTTCTTTGTTTTTTGCTAAAACTTCATCAAGTCTAGATTTAGGCACCATAGGTGCTTTAGGTTCTTCGACTACTTCTTCTACTTCCTCTGTTCCTTCCTCCACTGCTTCCACAGGTTGCTCATCATCTCCTTGAACTGTCTCTGATTCTGGTGTTTCTGTTTCACCTTCTGGTTCTTCAACTGGAGTTTCTTCGACTTGCTCCTCTGCAACTTCTTCTGTTGTTTCCTCTCCAACAACCTCCTCTTCTGTTTCTTCTTCTTCAACCTCTGCCTCCGTAGTTTCGGGTTCTTCAAAATTCATATCAACTTGAAAAGGTGCAACATCTTCTTCAGTTTTTGCATCCGCTCCAGGCATACCTTCAAATTCTAGTTCTGTAGTATCATTATCTTTTTTAGCCATTACGTGCCTCCTTTGGTTTTCATAGCTTCGACAGCAATTTTTGATGCCGCTTGGGTTTCACTTTGTCCTTTCCTCATGTCATTAGTTATTGATGATAACTGTTGACGTAAGGCAAGTTCTTCTTGCTTCATTTGCATCTTCGCTTGCAGTTCAGCCACTTTAAGTTGTGGATCGGCAGCAGACTCTTGAGCTTTTGCCATATTAAGCTGCGAGAGCGATTGCAAATTCTGTACTTCTGCTTCCATCTTAGCAATCTCCAGCTGTATTTTTTGTATTTCAGCTTGTGCTTGGAAGGCTTGTATTTGTGCTTGTTCTTCAGATGGTGGCTCCATACCCTGCATTATACGGATACGTTTAGCAACCTCACCTTTTTTAGCTAGGTGTGAATAGTCAACAATTAAATCATCAGGGATTGGTACGCCAACTTGTCTAAGTTGTATAGCTTCAGCGAATTGTACTTCATCATAATTATCTCTAGCAGGCATAGTACCAACTACTACTTTATACTCTCCTAAAGTTAAATCATTTATTACGTCTCCTTCAGGAGTTACTTGATTTATTCTAATAGGCATTTCAGGTTTCATTGGGTCACTTTCATCAGTGATTTGAATTAGTCTTTCTTCAGTGTAGTACTGTTGTACCATACGTAATACGTGTTCAGCTAAGTATTGTCTAGTTTTTTGCAAGTTATCTAGTGGTACTTGAATCATCAAGACACCACGGTTTTGTTTTTGTTGAATAGCTACTCCAGACACTTCGGGACTATCAGTACCTAACATAGCGTCACTAATACCACTAATAGTTTTTATATTAGCTGCAGCTTTTTGACCTAAACGGTCGAGGCCGGTGGGAATCTGATTAGGTGGTATCTTCGCAGGGGGGGAGGAGCCGCGATTATACTCTAATACTAAACCAGTTTCCGCACCGTGTTCCTCGAGATCATCCGCGGTCATGCCTTGTAATGAACCTGTTTCTACAATCCAACCACTGTTAGCTGTAGTATTTACAATGTGCAGTTCTTGTGAGCTTATTTTATTTAATTGTTCTTGTGGTGAGATTAAGTTTCTTACCATGCCAAACGGTCTACCTCTACGCCAGTAAGGGAAGTAAGGGACTATAGTAAAACATTGGTAAGGGGACCAATCATCGTGAAGTACTACTGAATCAGCAGTTACCGTCCAACGTACTTTACGGTCTAGTCTATTTAAAATATCTAAACCATAATCATCAGCAAACTTTTCTCTTTTACGTTTGCTCCAGTTGCTAGGTACTTGACGCATATCACCTGTTACTTCATCAACATAATACATACAGTCTTTGAGTTGATAATATTGTCTTTCAATAACTCGAATAGCACGTACTTGTCTGTTTTCTTCTGGGTTAGCAGTAGAACTTTGATTGTATTCAACACCAGTATAGGTATCACCATATCTAGTTTCTTCATACTCAACCGAATCTGTACCCATGGTATTACCGTATTCTGCTGAAACTCTTAGTTTATCAGCTTTATCTTGCCCATACTGTTCTTCAATCTCATCTAAACTCATCCACTTAGTTTCAAATATTTCATTCCAAGTTTTTGGGTCATACTCTTTTGCATCTGGGTCAATAAGAATATCTAAGGGGTCTTTAGTAGTAACTCTAACTTCACCTTGAATATGGTCAGTAAAATCTATACGCACATCAAAGTACCCACGATCTTGAATAAGACCATCAGCAAATACTTGTGATTCTAACCACTCTAATTTATTAGTGTCAGCAATATGCATGTAGAGTTTATTTAAAACATCTGCTACTTCTTGAGTACCATTGCCTTTGGGTTTGAAATTAACATCTGCTCTTCGCGTACTTTGCTCACCAAGTACCGTGTTAACGGTAGGAAGTATAGTATTGATTGTTAGAGCAGGACGACCTTCATCGTCTAAGGTTGCAACATCAGCTGGATCCCATTGGTTGCCTCGATAGAAAGCATCACATTTTTTTGCTGTCTCGATATAGTCAAGATGGCCATTGTCGCGCGCACGTTCGTAACGCTCGAACTGATTCATAGCTATTAAATGCTCTTCTTCCTTACTAAGTTTCTTTTTCTTTTTATGATACATTAAGAACTCATTGCTGATTTACGTTTATCAGTCTTAGCTAGATATTTTAGTTTATCTCGCCAAGAAGGTACATGCTCTATCTTCTCTACAAAAGTAGCGAATTCAGTCATCATTAATCCTATCCATGCTAACGCATCCACTTGGTCATCATGCACCCCGTTTGGAAAACGCAAAAGTTCCGCAATAAGCGGACCAACCCATACCGGATCTTGTGGAAAGTATACCATGCCTTGTTGCATTCTACCCTGAATCGCACGACCCCTTGCTTCTTTGTCACGTCGCCCTACTTTTAAATCTTTAAAGTAAGCTTCGTTGAGTCCACGTTCGCGAACTCGTTTTTGCAAAAAAGGCCCCAATGCCATTTCTATATGTCCTTTCTCTATGCCCACTACATGGGGACGCCAAGTTTCATATAAGTCTAGGATTTGTTCAACAAGTTCAAACCCGTCATACTTCCCTCGTACACAATCTACTACGTATAAATTATCATATTCATCAACCCCAACAACTAGCCCAACAGAGTAGTCATTACGTTCACGTTGACCAATCGCTAAATCCCAAGCGCAATAGTAGCGTAACTTGTCCAAGTCTACTTCAGTTTCATCGTAATACCTAATCATTTCTCGGTTAAAGTACTCACCTTCATCATTAACTGGGTTCTGTTGATATAGAGCTGACCAGTCTCTTGGACCTACCGCTTTTTGAATCTGGGTCAGAGCTTCTGCACTATAACGCTCTGGGTGAAGCGCTTCGCCTTGTTCTCTAAACTCTTCATCTTCTTCGGCGATCGCTGGATACTTAACTACTTCCCACTGATCCGCACCGCCGGCTGCTGCTGATAATAGCTTGCCTGCTAAATCATCATCGTGCCATCGAGTAAGAATTACTAACACACCACCTCCTGGGGCCAGTCTTGTGTAAGCAGTTGAAGTGTACCAATCCCAAACAGAATCCCTATTGTATTCAGACTCAGCATCTTCTCTGTTTTTTACTGGGTCATCGATGACAAGTACGTGCGCACCTTTACCGGTAATACCACCACCGACACCAGCTGCTACATAACCACCGCCCTTGGTTGTATTCCAAGATTCTACGGACTGCGAACTAGGGTCGAGCGATACACCAGAAAAGACATTTTTAAAATTAGGTTCTCTTAATTGTTGACGAACCTTACGACTAAAGTTCATGGCCAACGATCCAGAGTAAGAACAACTAATAAACTCATGTTCAGGGTTCTTGCCTAAGTGCCACGCTGGAAAAGCAACAGAAGCTAAAGTAGA